TCGGATTTCAACTCCAGGTGATTGTATAGTTCTTCTACTCATAGTAAACCTTTACAATTATTTATTATTTCTCAGCCCAAAAAAGTAGTTGATTCGGCAAAATAGACGCTATAATATAAATATATGAAAGGCATCATTCTCGCTGGCGGTACTGGATCTAGAGTTTGGCCATCCACAAAAGTAGTTTCTAAGCAACTCTTACCAGTATACGACAAACCTACAATATACTACCCCCTTTCTACCTTAATCAAGTTAGGTATAAAAGATGTAATGATTATCACTAATGGGTTAGCTTATCCGCATTTACTTTCTTTGTTCAAACAAGCAGATGGAAAGAGTTCTCCATATCTCGGGATTAATTTTACTTTTAAAATTCAAACGTCTCCGAGAGGTATTGCTGAAGCGTTAATTATTGCTGAAGAGTGGCAAGAAGATGATGATGTATGTTTGATTTTAGGGGATAATATTTTTACAGGTATAGCGCCATTTAAATGGTCAAAAGAATGTGGAGCTCACGTAGTAGGGTATAGAGTATCTAATCCTTGTGACTATGGTGTAATAGAAACAAATTATACTAACGGGCGCAAAGCAGTAAAATCTATACAAGAAAAACCAAAAGACCCTAAAAGTAATATCGCGGCTACTGGAATTTATTTTTATGACAAAACTGCTGGAGAAAGAGCTAGAAACCTCGCACCATCCGGTAGAGGAGAATTAGAAATTACCGATCTAAATAAAAGTTATTTGAGCGATAACTTGTTGTGTTACAGTGAGTTAGATAGTAATTACGCTTGGTTCGACACTGGAAATCCAGATGATTTGTTTGCAGCTTCTATGTATGTTAAGTCTATTCAAGATAGAACTCAAACTATGATTGGTTGTATAGAAGGAGAAGCATACAAGCAAGGTTTTATAACTCGTGATGAATTTAAAGGTATTAAAAATAGTATGCCTAGTTGTAGTTATCAGACAAATATGGTAATGAGTTACCTTTTAGATTAAATATCTCTATGAACCGGAGACAGTTTATAGGGTCGTTAGGTTTAACATTTGCGTTACCTCAATTAGAAGTTTTTGGTAATACTACTACTGATATAAAAAGATTAGCAGTGGTATATGTCCCTAATGGTATAAACATGAGCCATTGGACACCAAACGGATACGGAGATATTATTGATATACCTAATACTCTATCTCCTCTTCAAGATCATTTAAAAGAAACTCAGGTCATTTCTGGTTTAACTCATGATAAAGCTAGAGCAAATGGAGACGGT